CTAAAGCATATAAACAATGGAAAAAAAACCATGAAGCAGGTATTAGTGGTTTAGGAGATGTAGTAGAAAAAATAACAACAGCTACAGGTATAAAAGCAGCAGTAGAATTTTTTGCAGATGGTAGAGATTGTGGTTGTGATAGAAGAAAAGAAAAACTTAATAAATTATTTCCAAGACAAAAACCTGAATGTTTTACTGCATCAGAATATGAATTAGTGAAATCTGCTATCGAAAGTAAAAAGAATACATTTACAGCAGAAGAAGCAAAACAATACACATCTATATACAACAGAATATTTAACCAAAGGGTTGAATGTATTCCATGTAGTTTTAAAAATACTGTATGGGATTCTTTACAGAAAGTTTTTAATCAATACAATTAACATGAACAAAAAAATAAACAATTTAAAAGAAATAGATTATTATGCTAATTTTAATTTAGTAGGTGAATATATAATAAAGTGGAAGAAAATGAAAGAAGATTCTAAACCACTTAATGAAATGTATTTTGCATGGCAAGATATAGGATTTTATGTACACAATATGATTATAGAACAAAGGCACTATGATGCATCTATAAGTGAATACAGAGCAGATAAAAACAGAGCAATCATAAGAGCAAGAGATGCAGAAGAAAAACTTGAAAAGTTAGAAAAAGAAATGCAAAAATATAAAAAGATATATGGATGAATTTATAGTTGGATATATTTTGTTTAGAATAATTGAATTTTTATTATTTGGCAC